ACACCGACACCGACACCAGCGCCGCCTCCGACACCAGCACCAACACCAACACCAACACCAACACCAACACCAACACCAGCACCAACAACAGGACCTACAACAACACCTACAGTTGATCCAAGAATTGAAAAAATCAAAAGAGCTCGAGAACTTTTTGACAAAGTTAAAACTACACCACCTGGGCCTATGACTCCACAAGTTGATCCAAATACACCTGTCCAACCACCTAAACCAGGTGAGGATAAAAAATGGCCCACTACTGATGAAGAAATTAAAGCTTTCCAAAAATCCAAACCTCCTTTAGAAGTTGATGGAAAAATTGGTTCCCGTACATTTAAAGCACTAGTTGCTGCTGGTTATACACCACCTCCTGGCTTTACTCCAGTCAAAGATAAACAAAAAGGCACAACACCTACACCACCTAAACCACCAAATCGTTCTACTGGCCAAGCCCCCAATGATGCTGGCGCACCCGGCTCGTTAGATGCTGCAATAGATAGAAATCTTACTAACAATGTAAGAGATCAATTTAATAACGCCGAAAGAACAGCTGACTGGAATAATAGACATAATGCAGCGGTGGCCGCGTTTGATACTCCTAATGCAGTATCACAACAAACAGGACCAACGTCAACTCCAGGACGTAGACCAGATCTAGCACTGGGTCCATCATTTGATCCAAGAGCTCAATTTACTCCTGCTGAGTTAGAAAGAATAAGAAAAGCACAAGCAAGATCTTTTGGCGAATTTGATCGAGGATCAGGAAATACTTGGGAAGAATCTATTGAATCATCAGAAGATAATAGAATACTTGATCAAATTAAAAATGTGAGATTTTAAAATGCAAAATAAATTTGATGAAATAACATTAGAAGAGCAGGCATTATTGGCCAAGATCAAAGAAATTCTAGGTGAAAATTCAGATGAAAAAGTTGATGAGGGTGCAGCAAAAGATTTTATTAAAACGGTAGGAGCAGGGATAGGAGCAGGATTAAATAAGGGAAGAGAAGCTTTTAAAAATATGAGACAGGGATGGGCTCAAGGAAGAACACCACATGGAAGCACAGTTGAAGTACCAGGAGCTCCATTATCAAGAGTTGGACAGGCTGCACAAGCCGCTGGGCAGGCTGCAACAAAAGCAGGACAAGTTGGAACTGCTGCTGTAAAAGGTGCCAAAGATGCAACAACAGGTACAGCTAAGTTAGTAAGGGATAATCCAAAACTAGCAGCAACACTTGGAGCTGGAGCCATTGGTGCTTATGGCTATAATAAAGCAGGCGGTGCTGAAGGTATAGGCAAATGGGTAGACGATAAGAAAAAAGATTGGTACGACTTTTGGGATAGTAATAATCCAAGTAGCGTCGATGCACCTACTACAGGTGGTGGTAATGCACCTACTACAGGTGGCGGTGGCGCTGCTAGTCAACAAACTGGCCCAACAGGCGGTGGCGATGCACCTAGTGCAGGTGGCGGCGATGCACCTAGTGCAGGTGGCGGCGATGCACCTAGTGCAGGTGGCGGCGGAGCAGGTGGCGGCGGAGCAGGTGGCGGCGGTGCAAGTGGCGGTGGTGATGAAAGTTCTAACTTCGAAAGACACCTTCACATGATAGAATTAGATACTCTAATGAAAGATATTTCCACCTTTACTGATCTACCTGATGCAGTTAATTTAACTAAACAATATGTGGAATTTAGAAAAAAGCTGAGAGCAGGTGAGGCAACTCCTGGATCAGCACCCAATCAACCTAGTCCGCCATCAGGTCAATCAACAGGAAATTCTCCAAGCATGGCAGGGCAAGCTGGTGCGGCTGCACGTCGTGCTAGTGATACAGTCGTCGGAGGACTTAAAGATTTTGCCGGTGAATTACTCAAGGAAGATGTAGAGGTTGCCAGAATCCTAAAAAATTCTGGCATCAAATAATTATTGGCTGTGCCAGTATCCTTGAAAACAATGACGTAATTCATGACCTAAATTATGCATAGTTGCTTGTTTAGGCGTGACAATTAGACATTTATTTCCATCTTGAGTACCACAAGCTTTTAAATTGACATTGGTAATTGGCGGATAACCTCGAGCAACATTCAATTTACTACAGTATTCAAGCACATTGTCAACAGCACGCCACTCTACTTGAACAACATTGTGATTTCGTTTGGTGGCGTCAAACTTGGCAGTGGGATTATCCCACTCAAAATAGTCGGCAGCTTGAGCTGTTACCGAGTGTGCCAAAAATACTGCAAGAACAAGTTTTTTCATGATGTATAGTGAAGTAGTTCAACATGTATACATTATATGCTCTTATGGTGGAATTGTCAACTACTTTATGTTGACTTAAGCCAACAAATACAGTATACTAACTAAGTTAAGGAGATAATATGTCAAGTAGAATGTACGGTCCTGAAGAAAAGGCCAAATTGGAAAAACTCATCAACGAAGGTTCCACTGTACTACGTGAAATTGAAGATCTTCAAGAAGGTCTTAAGGAAACAGTTAAAGCAGTGGCCGAAGAACTTAATATCAAAGGCAGTGTGATCAATCGTGCTATTAAAATTGCACACAAAGGTGACTGGAGTGCCCATGACAGTGATTGGAAGGAAGTGGAAGCAATTTTAGATATTACCAAAAAAATCTAATGACCAAAATAAAAGACGCCATTATAGAATGGTCTTTGACTGCACTACTAATTGTGGGAGTGGCATTGACCAGTTTCAATGTATATCCCATAAATTTATGGGTATGTTTAGCCGGTAATATCGGCTGGGTATATCTAGCATGGACTTGGCGTAAATGGAGTCTATTTGTAGTACAATTGATTATCACTGTTATTTACATTTTAGGCATAAGTAAAGTATACTTGTAAGGCAAGCAGGCCATAATCTGCTTAATCGGTATTTGTCTGCCACAAAAGACATAGGAGAATTTATGTACGTCGATGCTTATTTCGACCGTGACAATGATGTTGTCAGGGTTGTGGAACGTAACCGCGATGGTAAGAGGGAATATAAAGATATCCCTGCCCGTTACGTATTATATTATGAAGATCCCAAAGGCAAGTTCACTAGCATTTATGGAAATCCCGTAAATAAAGTCACTTGCAAAACACTAAAGGATTTTCATAAAGAACTAAAAATCAATTCAAATAAAAAAATCTACGAAGCAGATATTAATCAAATATTTGTCTGTTTGAGTGATAACTATCTCAACGCCGAAACACCCAAACTTAATGTAGCGTTTTTTGACATCGAAGTAGACTTTGATCCAGAACGTGGCTATGCAAGTCCGGATGATGCATTTATGCCAATCACTGCTATCAGTGTACATTTACAATGGCTAGATACACTGATTTGTTTGGCAGTGCCACCCAAAGGCATGAGCGTTGAACAGGCCGAGGAACTAGTTAAAGAGTTTCCCAATACGTATATCTTCAGTAATGAAGCCGATATGTTGGACACATTTTTAAATCTAATCGAGGATGCCGATGTATTAACTGGCTGGAACAGTGAAGGATACGATATTCCATATACTGTTAACCGTGTGACTAAGGCATTGAGTAAAGACGATACTAGACGACTTTGTTTATGGAATCATTACCCTAGAAGAAGGGAATACGAAAAATACGGCAAAAAAGCAGTCACATATGACCTAGTAGGGCGTGTACACTTAGACAGTCTTGAACTTTATCGACGTTATACTTATGAAGAACGTCATACATATAGACTAGATGCTATTGGTGAAATGGAGATTGGAGAACGTAAAACAGTCTATGAAGGCACACTGGATCAACTTTATAACAATGACTTTAAAACATTTATTGAATATAATCGTCAAGACTGCGCCCTATTAGACAAACTAGATAAAAAACTTAAATTTATTGACCTAGCAAATACATTGGCTCATGAAAATACTGTGCTACTACAGACTACTATGGGTGCTGTAGCTGTTACTGAACAGGCCATTATCAATGAGGCACATCGTAAGGGTGTAGTTGTACCCAATAGAACTAAGATGAGCGAGCGTGAGGATACTGCGGCAGCAGGTGCTTATGTTGCTCATCCCAAAGAGGGCATTCATGACTGGATCGGTTCAGTGGACATTAACAGTCTATATCCCTCAGCCATTAGAGCACTTAATATGGGTCCTGAAACTATTATTGGTCAGTTACGTCCCACTCTAACTGATCAATATATCTATGATCAAATAAACGATCATAAGAAAAGTTTTGCTGGTGCTTGGGAAGGCCAATTTGGTTCATTGGAATATGAAGCAGTAATGAACAAAGAAATTGGCACTGAAATTGCTATCGACTGGGAAAACGGCGAGACTGATGTAGTCAGTGCTGCTGAAACATATAAACTAATTTTTGACAGTAATCAACCTTGGATGTTGAGTGCTAATGGTACAATTTTTACTTATGAAAAAGAAGGAGTTATTCCTGGCCTACTAAAACGCTGGTACAGTGAACGTAAAGACATGCAGGCCAAACTAAGGGAGGCCATAAATGCTGGTAACAAAATTGATGAAGAGTATTGGGACAAACGCCAATTGGTTAAGAAAATTAACCTCAATAGTCTTTACGGTGCTATTCTTAATCCTGGCTGCCGCTTTTTTGATAAGCGTATTGGTCAATCAACCACGCTCACAGGCAGACAAATTGCCAAGCACATGGCTGCTAAGGTAAATGAAATCATCACAGGAAAATATGACCATGTAGGTAAAGCTATCATTTACGGTGACACTGACTCAGCATACTTTAGTGCATATAAAACACTGAAAACTGAAATTGACAAGGGCACTGTGCCTTGGAGTAAGGACAATGTTATCTTCTTATATGATCAAATTGCTGATGAAGTTAACAGCACTTTTGCACAATTTATGTTGGATGCTTTTCATTGTCCAAAAAGCCGTGGCGAAGTTATTAAGGCAGGCAGAGAACTGGTAGCTAGTAAAGGGCTGTTCATTGCTAAGAAGCGTTATGCAGTCTTGTATTA